TACCAGTAACTACAATGCATTACGCCCCGCCTTCCGCGGGGCTTTTTGCTGTCCAAAATCCCAGGACAACAATAGGTCAACAAAACAGGGCAAGTTGCGACAGGGCGGAAAAGATAACTTTCCGATTGAGAACACGCCGCACAACTCACAAAATGGGCACTGTTAGTCACGTTCCGACAGGCGCGGCCTCAGCCGCGACAGCGGGCACGAACTGAGGCGGTGCAACGGCGGCCAAGGTTTGGCCCAATGCCTTTGCGAAGCTTTCAAGCATGTCGATGTCGGTATTAATTTGTTCTGGGCTGCTCGATTGCCCCAGTTTGAGTGCATGCGCGATGTTGTTTCTCCGCTCAAAGAAGTCTTCAATGTTGGTCAAAGTCTTTCCGTGGGCCTTTCCCGGCTCTGATTCGCCAAATAAATCAAGAAGCGGCTGCTTGTCCGAACATTTTGTACATACATCACTAAGCCCACTTACCTTAAAAAGGCCGTTAATTTCTCTCGGGCGCATATTGTTTTCGTTGTGAATAAGTTCTCGGTAAATATCCTTCGAAAGATCGCCTCTACAAAATTCATAGATCACAGAAAAGCGTGCTTGAGCCGCCACAAATACATCCCCGCCTTGGCCTTGCTTCATGTCAAATTTGATCTTCCCAAGTCCGTCCATGGTTCGCTTCCAGGCTGTGCCAACTAGGTCGTTTGGTAGCTTTTCGAACTTCTCCACACCTGAAACTACAGCGCGCGCATATTCTCTCGCCATCTCGCGAATGAATTCTTCAAAGGTTGCTGCAACAAGAAGAGTCGCGGAATTTGCGGCCGCGATACGCAATTTTGGCGGTTGTTTGGCATCTGAGAAGGTTGCAACCAGAGACCTTATCGCATCTAAATCTTCGACGAGCTCGTCGGTGATTGCATCGAAGAGGGCGGCCATCTGACTATTCCGGACGAAGGATTGACCGCATTAGCTCAATCCTCTGTTTAACAGCGTTAGCAGTATTGCCTTGACCGGTTAAAATTGGAAGGCGATCTGGATCAGCCGCGGCCTCCACCATTCGACTGCGAACATTCATCCCGTCTGCTAAAATTTCTTCTCGTACGGCCCATGCTTGATTTACTGCAACCATCGACGCATCGTATATGGCGGCTGATATGCGCTCTCGCCCCTTTTCATCCGGCGGAAGAAGGAAAGGCTTCCCCTCAAATAGACCGTGAAGGAATGTGAACCGTGCAATATATTCTTGCTTCAAGATATCCGCTTCCTCTTCAGAAATCTTTCTCTCCATCGCTCGATCCAGCATGGACTTCATGGAGCCACGGATGTTCTCCTCTTCTCGCAGAGCAAAGTATCGGAGAACAAGCTGGCAGTCTGCCATACTGGAGTAGAGAGTGTTTTTCTGACGAGACGGGTTTTCATAATAATCATTCGGGTCAGTTTCGATATAAGGTGGAATATCAAATACTGACGTGAACAAATTATTACGCGTGAGTTCAATTACAATTCGATTGAACGGGCCAGGATTCAAAGCATTCCGAATTTCTTGAGGATTGAGTTTCGTTCCCCCAGTATTTAAACGATCAAAGATGAACCGCCGGATGTCCGTCATTGTCAGTCGGTTCGGTGACGCTTCTGCTTCACTTTCCAGTAGAAGCACAATTGCGGACAAACTCGAACGATCAAGCGCTCGTTTAATCCGAGGAGGGCAACGCGAGTAGCGAATGCCGTTCAGGGGTTTGAGCACCGGCAGCGATGTCAGAGCAAAATCGCCTGCCAAGAACTCTTTGACTGCATTTAAACGTTGCTGTCCGTCCATTACTTCGTAACGTGCGGCCTCACTTTCGTATAGAAAGACTGGCGGGACCGGGATATTGAGGAGCATCGATTCAATTAATTTAGATTTTTGCGCCGTCGACCAACGAAGGCGTCGCTGATATTCTGGTCGAATATTGAGCACTTCGCCCTTTTCGATCAGATCTCGAATTTGAGGTAGAAAGAAATTGTTCGTCTGATAAACGATACGGAATGCATTCTTGGAGAAGAATTCGTCAGGGTCGATGGGTGGAACGTCCGCCACAATGACTTCCGGTGCGTCTTCAGGTTCGCCCATGATAACTTCGACGCTCATCTAAGCTCTCCCAATGTCGTGCTGACTTTTGATAGTGGCAGGGGATGCTTGCGCCAAGCAAGATTGCTTCGATCTACATGATCCTCTTGCCGCAGGGTTGAAATTGGGTTCCGCGCAGGCTTTTAGCGGCCGCGCTTGTCGGCGATCGACCAGATTACCGAGCTGATCGTCAGCAGCGCGCCGATCACCGGCTCGACATCGGATGCCTCAATATAACCTTTGGCGACCAGTGCTGTGCCTGCGACGGTCAGAACTTGGCGGATCAAGGCGAGAATTGCAGGTTTCAGCATGATGGTCTCCTGTTCAGATTTCATTGGTGGTTGTGAGGAATTCGCCCGGCTTCATCGTCGACAGGCGCTGCAGGCGGGGCGGGTAGGTTGCTGGCCAGCGCGCGCCGAGGAGGCGGGACTTGACGATCCGGGCGATGGTGACGGCGTCGGATTGGTTGCTGCCCAGCACGTAGAAATGCGCGTCGTCCTGGCCGACGGCGAAACCGACGTGGCCACCAGACCCGCGCTCGAAGATCAGCACAGCGCCGATGATCGGCTGCACCTCTCGGCCAAACAGCAACCAATTCCGTGCCCAGTAGGGGTTGGTGCCCAGCGCGCCCAGGAGCGGCTCGTCGGGCAGGGCCATGCGGATGCATGTCTCCACGAAGTCCCCGCACCACGGGTTCTTCGACGGATCGCCCAGCGACCGGCCGTCGCGTTTCAGCCAGTCCATCAGCCAGGAGCGGTCGCGGGCCTCGTGACGGCCGAGGGCAGATTTCGCCTCGGTGATCCAAGGCAGCGGGCCCGGCGGCGCCACGGACGCCGCGCGGCCATTGGCGGCCAGTAGCGCTTTCATCGCTCTGACGGTCCGTAGGCCCCAGAGGCCGTCGATGGCGCCGGGGGAATGGCCGAGCTTGTCCAGCCCGCTCTGGATCAGGCGGAGGGGATCGCGGGTGTCGGTATTCATGGGGTGGCTCCTTTCGCCCGTCGCCGGGCATGAAAAAACCCGCCTTGCGGGCGGATGCGGGGTGGATCGGATTGTTGGTCGCGTGGTCAGTCGGTGCGGCCGCGCTGGAAAGCCTCAAACATCAGATCGCGCATCGCCCGGATGTCTGTTTCGATACGTTCCAGCCGGTCGGCATCGTCGTCGCGATCCTCGGTCCGCTGGCGATCGGCACGGTCACGTTCGGCCTCAAGTTCCCGGTCGAGCCGAGCCAGCATGGCATCGTTGGTGAAGGCTTTGCGCGTGACAGCGGCGAGCAAGGCGATCGTGCCGCCAACCAGTGTTGTGATCGCGGCGGTGATTCCGTGGTCGCGGAGGGCTGCGCCCACCTCCTGCAGAAACGTGGTTCGGTCATTCATTGGGTTTCCTTCAGTAATCGGTTTCGACGTAAAGGCCGGAGCAGTCGTAGGCGACAGCCGCCGCAGTGGCGCCTGTGTTCAGGTAGAGGCGGGGCGAAAGGAACTGCGTGCTGGCGGGCAGATCGGCGGTGATTTCGGCCTCGAACACCGCTCCGGAAACCTCATTGACCAGCCGAACCCAGACCGAGGCGGCATTCGGGGCCGCGGCGATATAGAGCGTCAGCACCCCGCCGGTCGCGATGGCAAAGTTGGCGCCCATGTCGGTCAGGGTCGGTGTGCCGGTGCCGTCATTGGCAACCATCTGCCAGTTGGCATGGGTGCCGCGCTGAAAGCCGATGCCGACGCAGTTCAGCACGGTGGCCAGTGTCAGTGTGGTGGCCAGCGCTGCGGTGGAGCCATAGAGGCCGAAGAAGCCCATTCCGGTGGCTTGTAGGGTGGTGAGCGAAAGCCGGGTCACGAAGGTCCAGCCACCGAGGCCCGCGGCATTGCCACGCCAGCAGGCCCAGCCCGCCGATCGCTGTTCTGCGACTGAATCCACCACTGCGGCCGAGGTCAGGCGCCAGCGGCGCATGCTGGCGGCAAGGTTGGTGGCGGCCAGCGTCGGGTGCGAAACCGTGCCGACGGAGGTAATCGGCAGCCCTTCGGTGGTGATCGTGGTAGTGACCGACGGCGACCAGTTCGCAATCCGGTTCACCCCGAAATGCGGCTGCAGCGGGAAATCCCGGCCGGATGGGCGCATGACGTCGACCCAAGGCGCGCCTGCCCGGTTGCGGGCATAGACGGCGATCTTGCCACTCGGCGGTGGCGAAGGGGCTGCGGCCAGCCCGGGCAGGATGGTGGGCTGCGGCAGTTCGACCTGACCGTTGCTGCGGTCGATCGTGATGGCCTCATAGAAAGCCGAGCCGTCCGGGCTGACTTTGAAGCCGAAGTTGTCACTGCCGAGCAACCCGATCAGCGCCCGCGCGGAAAACCCGGTCTTGAAGGCGAAGCCCGCATCATTGGCGGGGGCGGCCTTGTTGACGGTCGCCTCGATACCGGCTCCGGCATTGTTGAAGAGCATGGCCGGGGTGTTGACCGACAGGCGGTTGTAGCTGTCGGCGGTGGCGCCACCGAGCCCGAGGAGCTGGGCGGTCAGGTTCGCCTGTGGCATGCCGACCTGCGTGACCGCATTGGCAAAGGTGACCGTCGGCGTATTTACCACCGTCGTGCCGCCCGCGCCTGCTGCGGTTGGGCCGATGTTTACGACGGTGGTCGATCCTGATGCGCCACCGGTGCCGAGGTTGACGGTCTTTGTGATGCCGGTTGTGGTAGCCCCGGTGCCCAGCCCATAGGTCGCGGTCGTCGTGGCTGTGCCGATTGTGGCGGCTGCGGCCGAGACCGTGACGGTTCCCGATGCTGTCAGCGTGCCCGAGAAAGTCTTGTTGCCGGTAAAGGTCTGGGTGCCCGCCAAGATCGCCAATTCGCTGGTGGTGTTGGGCAGGGTGAAGGTCCGGGTCGTGCCGGTGGTGATGCCCGAGAGTTCGAACGTCGCCTTCTTGGTGGGATCGGCGTCATCGGTCAGGGTGAAGGCGACATCAGCCACGCCCGCGGCAAGCAGCGCACCGATGAGCGAAATCCACGATCCCGCGCTGAAGATCAGCGACGACAAGGTGGCTTCGTTCCAGGCGAGCCAGCCATCCTTCGGGACATAGAACACCCAGGCCCCGTCCTGCCAGGCAGCGATCTGCGTCGCCCGCCCGGCCCATAGACCGGTGGGCGCTGGCCCGACGATCCAGCGCTGGCCGTCGGCTGGGGCGCCTGGTGGGGCGGACAGGGCAGCACTCTTGACCGCGATTTGCACCAGCACATCGAGAAACCGCAGGCCCTCGTTCACCGTGACATGCTTCTGCGATTGGCTGGCCCCGAGATAGGGCAGCGCAAGGTTCGTGGATTGGCTCATGCCAATGCCTCCAAGGGTTCAAGGTGTAAGGATCAGACGAGGGCCTCGGCGGCGCTTCCGCGGCCCAGCGCGCCGATCTGATAGACGCGAAAGCGCAGGGTGGTGATTGGCCCGCCGAAATCGGTGGCCATCATCGCGGCGGTGTAGACAAAAGAGGGCGCAGCAAGGCCGGACACCGTCCGCACCACCGCGGCGCCGTTCAGGATTTCCAGATCATAGGCTTCCGTGGTCTCGCCGAGCGGCACATCGACCAGCACCCAGCTGTCGCCGTTGCTGGCCCGCGTGCGCCGCAGCCACGTCAGCAGCACGTCGCCCCCGGGCTGTGGCGCCCCACGCAGCTGCGCCGGGCTGAACGGGCGCAGGCCGCGGCCCGAAGGCGTGAACGCCAGTTGCAGGTTCAGCGGGTCAGCCGCCGCGACCGTCGACGGGCTGATCCGCCAGTTGGCGGGCAGGCCGACATCGCTTTCCCCGATCGCGACCGGCACCACAGCGCTGTTCAGCACCACCACCCGCGACCCGGCCGGGGCCGGATTGGCGATGGCATCTTCTGTTCCGAACTGGCCACGCAGCAGATGGGTCAGTTTCCAGCGCCCGGGACTTTGCAGCGCAGCGGTGCCGAACTGGATGATCTCCCAGATGCCGGGCCCAGTCTCGATTGCCAGCGGGTTGCCTCCCGCAAGCAAAGCCTCGTTGTCGAGGCTACTGAAGGTGCCCGACGCCACATCCACCCAAAGCTCGTTGCCATCATCAAAGCGCCAGACCGGCCCGGCGTAGAAATCAAACGCCAGCGTGCCGAGCCTGGCGGGCTGCCCGACTGTGCCCAGCGCCGTGAAACCATCACTGGACGGGCTGCGCCAGATCAGCGCCGATCCATACCAGGGCGCTGCGAACACCGCGGCATAGGGGCGATGGGCCGGGATATCATCGGCCAGCTGCGGCAGGTTCATCAGGATTGCCGCCGGTGGCCCGAACACTGTCGGCGCGATAAAGGCCGGGGTGCGTTCCGGGCCCGGTGGCAGATCATAGAGGGTCTGGTCGGTGCGCTTGGCCTCGATCCAGCGCGCGCCGCCATCAGTGATCCGGGCCAGAACATAGTCAGGCGTCCGGCCGTCATGTTCGAGGCGGATCACGTCGGTCGGGTCCAGCGCCAGGCGCGAGGGCGGCAAAGCGAAAGCCGCATCCTCCCGGCCGACCCATTCCTCATAAAGTGCTCGGCGGGCGGCGCGGTCCGCCAGGGCGGCGGGATAGACGATCGGGAACTGTTCGGTGCGCACCCGGGCAGTGTCGACCGTGATGCGCCGGGCCTCAACCGACAGCGAGCCGTAATCCTCGTCGGGCATCAGCAACCGCCACTTCAGGGCCCGGGGCAGTTCGGTTTCCTGCGCCCGGGTGAAGCTGATGTCCTCCGCGTTCCGATCGGTGATCACCAGAGTATCGGCGGCGATCTGGGCCACGGCAGAGCGACCCCGTGGGACGAAGCGCAACTGCCCGCCGGTTTCGACGACATCAAATCCGTAGAATTGTGCCAAGGGTGCGATGGAGGCGCGGGCGCTCTCGATGGCGGTGATCGCGTAACCGGGGACGGTGGCCGCCAGTTGCGTGACATCGATCAGGTCCAGCGGCACGCCACCGGTCTGGCACAACTCCCGGACCAGTTCCGCCAAACCGCAGCCGCCGATCCGGCCAGTCAGCCAATGCCCAAGGCGATAGTTGTCGATGTCGGACCAGACGTCGGAGCGCACCGGGAAGGCCGGGTAGGGCCGGGCGTCCCATGTCCAGATGGCGATCTCAGTAGTGTCGATCATCCGGCCTGCGTAAAGGCCGGAGGCGGGGTTCTTGGCCGGGTTGTTCCAGTAGGGGTAGAGCGCCTCGATGTAGCGACGCTGCACGAGGTCATCCTGATAACCCCGCGAAAAGTAGGGGAGGAAGGATTCCGAGGATTTGGGATCATAGAACACATTCGGCTGATTGGTACCGCGATCTACGGCGGGCGCCCCGGCTTCGGTGAAGCGGACCCGTTTCGATTGCGGCACCCATGCGGTCGGCGATCCGCTCTGCACCCCGCCGGGTCGGTTGAAGTGCTGGTTCAGCCACCAGCTGCGGATATCCTTGGTCCGAAATACCCATGGCTTGCCATAGGCGCCGTCGGTGACCGGGGTCCGCAACTGCGCCGCGCGATCGGCATCCGAAGCATAGAACCAATCGAACCCTTCGCCGCCCTCGATGTTCGATTGCAGATAGGGCAGATCATAGATCGCGGGCCAGCCTGCCAGGGCATCGAGATGCTGATCGCCGTCGCGCCAGTCCGACAGCGGCATATAATTGTCGATGCCAACAAAGTCGGTGTTGGCATCGGCCCAGAGCGGATCGAGGTGAAAGAACAAATCATTGGTGCCGTCCTGCGGCTGGTGGCCGAAATATTCCGACCAGTCGGCCGCGTAGCTGAGCTTGGTGCCCGCGCCCAAGACCGACCGGCATGCGGCGGCCAGACTCTGCAAAGCTGTGACAGCTGGATAGGTGGTGGCGCCCGATCGGATCTGGGTCAGCCCGCGCAACTCGCTGCCAATCAGGAAGGCATCGACGCCCCCGGCCGCCACGCAGAGGTGGGCATAATGCAGCATCATCCGCCGCAGGCCCCAGTCGGAGGGCGATCCGGTCCATGTCACCGACGTGCCCGACACCGCGAAATTGCCAGGCACCGCCGCCCCAAAGAACGCCGACACCTGACTGGCCGCTGCCGCCGTTTTGTCGACCGTGCCCGCGAAGCCCGCAGCGGGCGAACAGGTGATCCGGCCCCGCCAGGGATATTTCGGCTGGCCCGATGCTGCGGCATTGTTCGAATAGGGATTCGGCAGCGTGTTGGCTTCGGCCACATCCATCAGCAGAAACGGATAGAACGTCACCCGGAAGCCGCGCGCCTTCAGTTCCTGAATGGCCTGCACGACCGAGAAGTCGCTGGGCGTGCCGCCATAGGCCGGGCTGCCGCTGATTTGCGAGACCACATAGGCGGTGGAACGAGCCACCCCGTTTACCAGCCAGAGCTTCGGCGCCGTCACCTTGCTGGCGGTTTCCACGCCGGGCCTGATCTGGCAGTTGCCCGCCCGCAGGTCGGTTCCAAACCAAGCCACCACCAGCGACACAGATTTGCAGTTCGGCGCGATGGCTTCCAACTGGTCAAGCGACGTCAGAAAATCGCACTGCCCGCCGGTCGAATTTACGTTCTCGGGCAGCACGGCCCCGCCGCTGACCGTCCGCGTGATCGGTTCGGTGGCATAGATGAACTCGCCCGATGACGGGATCATGTTCACCGCCGTCAATAGCTGCTCGGCGCTGTCGGGCTCCTCAGAGGGGCGATAGACCTCGAAGGACAGCTGCGGCAGCCGATTGCCGAACGTCGCCAGCGGTAGGTTCTCGAAGACGATATAGGCCGTGCCGCGATAGGCCGGGGCCAGACCAGCGCCCATCGTGGCCTCGATGAACGGATCGGGCATCTGGGTTTCCGTTCCGCGGTGCAGCCGCCAGATTGCTCCCGGCACATCAAAGGCGCTGCCGTCGGCCCAGATGCGCCCGATCCCGCCAATCGGCCCGGTGGCGATGGCCACCGCGATGCTCGCGAAATAGCTGTATTCCTCAATGACCACGCCGCCGCCGCTGCCCTTGCCCCCGCCTCCTTGGCTGGTTTCGGAATAGACCTCGCGGAAATCTGTGGCCCAGATGATGTTGCCGCCGACTCGCATTCGGCCATAGATGCGCGGAATCACAGCCCCTTCGGTGGCGCTGGTGACGCGCAACTCATCCAGCCGCGCGCCTTCCTGACGCTGGTCGGGGGCGAAGGACGAGATGATGCGGGAGTCGATCGCCGTGCCGATCAACGAGCCGATGCCGCCACCGATCACCGCGCCGGAGAGGCCAAGGAATGCGCCGCCAAAGCCCGCGCCCAGTGCCGAGCCGATGCCGCCGAGAAGGATTGCTGCCATAGTGGGTTACTCCGGATAGTGAAAAGCGAAGGCCGTTTTGCGGGCCCAAATCGGGCTCCACGGCTCTTCAATGACGCCCGCACCCTCGTAGGCGTGGATCAGGCCGGTCTCAGAGCGGATGCCGCAGTGTTTGGCGGGGGCATTTCGCGCCATGCGGAACAAGATCAGCGCCCCGGGCCCGGCTTCCGACAACGGGATTTCCAACAGGAACCGCCGCGCGGCCTCGGCCAGCACTTCGACCACGCCTGCCTCGCCCCAGTCGCGGGTATAGGGCGGAGGCGTCACCGGCTCGGGCCCGTGCAAATCGCGCCAGATGCCACGCGCAAGACCGAGGCAATCGCAGCCTGCGCCCAGCAAGCTGGCCTGATGCACATAGGGCGTGCCCAGCCAAACCCCCGCGGCGGCGATTACGCGGGAGGCGGAGGAGGACGCGCCGGTCACAGCGGCTGCCCCGTGCTGCCATCACCTTGCGTCGGATAGCGCACGATGGTGTCGTCGCCCGGGATCGACGGGAAGCCGCGGAAGTTCACGCCATTGCCGAACTTGGCACCACAGGTCGCGAATTGCTTGTCGCAGCCCGCCTGGATGAAAAAACCGTCTCCCAGGGCGATTGCGCGCACGGGTGCTTCGATCAGGGTGATCGTTGCCACCCCCGCTGCGACGCTATGGATCGACACCTCGGCCCGGCGCCCGGCATTGGCGCCGCTGGTCCATTCCACCCGGCCCAGCGCGAACCAGTTTGCGGTGAAGCCGCCAAGACCGGCGGTTGTGAAGGTCCGATCGCCGGAAACCGCTGCGACCGACCCGCTGCCCGAATAGCTGGGGGCGGCCAGATTGACGCCACAGCGCGCATCGCCGAGTTCTGCGTCACAATAATACTGGTAGGTCCGCCCTACCGGCTGATTGAGAAAATGCGTCATCGACCGCACTTCGGCGACAAACACCTGCTTGCCACGCCTGATCTGGCCTAGATTGCCGCGCCGCATCAGCACCCGCTGCGCCACATCCTCCCAGTTCACCCGCCAGACCTCGATCGCCGCGTTGTCCCAGCGCCCATCCAGAATATCGGTTTCCGTGATCCGGTCGGAACGCAGCGCGCCCTCAGCATCCTGCCCGTCGACCGAGAAATCGGCGCTGGCGCGAATTTCGGAGGCTGCGAAACCAGTGTCGGGCTCGTAACTCATCCCCGCGATTTCTAGTGGGCGATCATGATCGGTGAAGCCAAAGATCGCGCCATCGGCCCGTTCGATCCGCCAGCACCACGCCAAAGTGGTGGTGCCGTCGTCGAGATGGGCCTGCATGCCTGAAGGGAGAAGTTTCATCGGCGTACCTCAATCAGGGGGATGGATGTGATCGAGCCGAGCCGCTCGAAATCGAGGGTGACGTCCAGCGTGTCGGTGTCGAACCGCACCGGCACGTCGAACTCGAAGCCTGCGGTGATCGCGATGCCAAGGGCAGGGGCCGCAGCGAAGGTCACAATGCCGGTGGTCGTGTTGACCGTCCAGCCGCTGATCTGGGCCACGCCGTTCAGCGCCAGGGTGACAGTTCCGGCCACGGGCTTGGTGATCGTCCGGGTCCAGGACTGCGCGCCGCTGGCGTAGCGCTTGACCAACTGGAATGTGGTCGCGGCCCCCGTGCCGGTGCCGATGGTCTGATCGGTGGCGGCGAGGTTTGAGGAGGGCAAGCCGGATTTGTAATCGGCCCAGTCCTTCCACCGAAACCCATAGAGCCGCCCGCGCCGTGCTTCGAAAAACGCGGTGACCGCCGCCAGATCGTCGGCCTTACGGATGCCATAAGAGGCATCATAGCGCCGCCGCGAGTCTGCCCAGGAGCCGTTGCGTTCTTCATCGCCGCTGGCCATTTCGACAATCTGCGTGCGCCGTTCCGGCCCGCCCCGCGCGCCGCGGCTGATGTTGTCGGGAAACCTGACCTCGTGGAATGCCATCACATGCCCCTCTGCCCGGCAGACACCGCACGGGCAATGTCCGCCGCGACCTGCGTGCGCGATTGCCGGAAGCTTTCTGCGTCGCGCGCCATGATGGTAACATTGACGGCGGGGGCGCTGGATTGCCCCTGGCCATAGCCCGCCGCCTCGCGCCGAGACAGAACCCGCTCTCCGCGCTGCAGGATCGCGGGCACCTCGTCTGGTTTCAGCCCGGCCCAGCCGCCGGAATGCATGCGCGGTGCATTTGCAAAGGCCAGGGCTGGCACCATGCGGCGGCCGCCCGCCATGCCGACGGTGCCGCCAGAATGCAGGATGTCGGCGAACAACCCGCCAGCGCCGCCCAGCGCGCCCGACAGCGCATTGGCGATCGGCCCCAGAATGAACCGCCGGGCGGCCAGCTTCGCCAGATCGGCGATCATCGAGGTGACGAGGCTGCGGAAGTCGAGCTTGCCTGTTTTGACAAACTCGGCGACCGCATTTTCGGCGCTCTGGAATGCGCCGACCAGCGTCTGGCCGATGTCGCCACCAATGTCGCGGGCCTTGGCAGCATAGTCGGCCAGCGTGGCAACGGTGGCGGCCCAGCCGGTTTTTGCCGCTTCGGCCCCGTCGGCCGCCGCTGCGCCAGCACCGCCCGCCGCCCGACCAGCCGCCGTGATGGACTCGTCAAACTGGTCAGCGGCATCGACTGCACCTTCAAGTGCCGCTTCCCCTTCGGTTCCGGCACTGGCGACCGCGCCCTGCAACGCCTGCCAGCTAGTGAGTGGGGCCAACGCCCCGGCCGCCAGATCGCTGGCCGCCGTGCGGTAGGTGTTGGCCGAGGTCAGGGCTTCGCGGGCGATCTCGTTCAGCCCCAAGTCCGGCACGGCCAAGGGGTTGTTTTCGAAGGCCCGGTCAAACGCCTCTTTCGCCGCCGTTCCGGCTTGAGTGGCTGCCCCGGCAAAGCGGTTCTCGATCTCGCCGAGGTCCAGATCGCCGAGCAACGTGATCCGGCGTTCCGAGCCCAGCGCCTCCAGTCCCGAATTTACCCCTTCGATGAAGCTGTTAATCCGGGCGACTACGCCGTTCAGCATGCTTTCGACGCCTTCGATCAGGCTGTTCGCGGCTTGGAACGCGAGATCGCCGATCGCAGCGGGTAACAGACCCCAGATCGCTTTGATCGCCTCGAAGGCACCCTCAAAGGTGTTGGAGGCGGTGTTGCCGAAGCCCACCACGCTCTCGATTGCGCTTTGCATGCCGCTGGCCGCATCGGCTTTGATGTCAAAGAACATCGCGGTGGCGGCAGCGCCAGCAGCCGTGGCGCCCATCTTAATCCGTTCCCAGACTTCGGCCACGACGTCCTTCAGCAGACCCATGGCATTGCCAAAGCCGCCCGCGCCGGAGACCAATCGCGTGAACTGGAACACCAACTCGCCCGCACCGACGATCAGCGCGCCGATGCCGGTGCGGAACAGCGCCCCGCGCAGGATCACCAGGCCGGTCGCAAGGCCGCGCACCGACAGCGCAGCCGCCGCAAGCCCGGCGACCCAGCGCCCGGCCAACAGGGCGGCGAAGGTGGCGGCATAGGTGGTCAGCCGTCCGAGGTTGTCAAAGAGGGCGGTGATCGCGATGCCGATCGGCCCGGTGCTGCGCGCCATGTCTGCCAGGGCGTTGGCCACGGCCTCCAATGCTGGGGCGACCGCGGCGGTCAGGCGGTTGGTCAGGCCAAGCCAGATCAGGCCCAGCTTTGCGATCGCATCGCCGGTTCGTTCGATTTGGGCTGCATCCGTGTCGCTGACCGCCACCCCGAAATCCCGCATATCCTGCGCTGCCTCGCGCAGGGTCGCCGGATCGATGCGCAGAAACGCCAGCGCGGCCTTGTCGCCAAAAAGATCAGAGGCGACGGCGGCGCGTTCGGCCTCGGGCACAAAGCGCGCCAGGGCCTCCTGAATGGCGACGATGCGCTGATCCAGCGGCAGAGCCTGCAATTCAGCCGCGGTCAGGTTCAGCCGTTCCAAGGCACTCACGGCCGATCCCGATCCAGTGGCCGCTTCCGACAGCCTGGTCGTCAGCTTCTTGGTGGCCTGTTCAATCTCGCCCATCGAGACACCGGCCAGTTCCCCTGCCCACGTCAGCACCTGCAGGCTTTCGACGGTCGTCTTGAGCGAAGCAGCCATGTCGGCTTGCGCGCCGATGGTGTCGAGCCCCGACCGGATCATCGCCACACCTGCGGCGGCTGCGGCCGCCGTCATTGCCGCGAGCGCGATCCCGGCCTTGCGGGCAAAGCCGACAAGCCGGGTGTTCGCCATTTCCATTTCCGACGACAGGCGGCCAAAGCCACGGGCCCCGGCATCGCCGATGCCTTCCAGCTCGGCGCGCACCTGCCGTCCGCCGACCGCCGAAAGGCGGACGCTGACCTTCTTCTCAGCCATGGTTTTCTCCGATTTGTTCGTTCAGTTTGCGCACCATCACCGCCTCGATCTCGGGCAGCAGTTCGGCGGTGATCAGGGTGTCGATGCCCAGCGCGTGCGCGAGGGCGAGGGCCGCGCCCATGTCCCAGCCCAGCACCGCGCCGGGGATCACCCGCAATTGCCCGCCAAGGCGGCCGACCAGATCCCAGACCTGCCAGCCGTCCTGCGTCTGGGGCCGGTTCAGTCTTGCGGGGCAGTTCGGGCAGCGCGCTTCGCAGGCGGCGCAATACCGGTCGCCCCCGCCGAAGGACCACTCGGCGAGGGCGCGGAGACGTTTTTTTCTGCGTCCAGGATCAGTCCCTTCGCCACATAGCCGGTCTGGAAGGCCTCAAAGACCGGCCAGATTTCCAGAAGGGCGTCGATGCCCTCGGGGGTGACGGCGACGACGTTTCCATCTTCATCACCCACGCCCTCCCAGTCCAAAATGGCCCGGCGGGCAACGGCTTTCGCCATGGCCAGGGCGAGCTCCTCGGTGCTGGCGGTATCCGGCAAACTCTCAATGGCTATGTCCGCCCGGGCGGAAACCATCAAGGCGGTTGTCAGCGGGCCGACGAGCAGGCGCGGGCCGGGGGAGAGGTCCAGCCATTGCGGGGTGGCGGTAAGGTTCAGTCGGATCATGATCAGTATCCTGCAAGGGTGTTGACGAGAACGGCGGTGCACATGCGGGCGGGGCTGGTGGCTTTCGCGGCCTGCCAGTCGAAACTGGCCTGCACGCCTTGCGGCCCGGCGATTTCGATCCGGGGGATCGGCAGGTAAACCGCATGCGCCGTGAAGGTGAAACTCGCGTTCGCCCCGAGGCTGTAGGTGAACTCCAACTCGCAAGGGCTGCCGTCGATCGCCTGGGTCACCAGCGTGCTGTCGGCAAAACGCACTTCGATGCGCCCCGACAGCGCAGCCTTGGTCGGGTCGGCGCCGTCGATCCGGCCATCGCCGCGGATCGTCTCGATCCTGTCGAGGTTGTTGGAATAGGTGATCTCGGCTGAGACCAGATTGCCCAGGACGGTGGCGTTGCGCTTTACCGTGCCGTTGAAATGACCGAAGCGCTGCAGGCCCAGCGCCGTGGGTGTCCCTGCGGCCGTCGCGGCTGCGATGGTTTCGCTTTGCGCGACGAGGCGGGCGGTGGCGGTCAACAGGCCGGATCGCTGCATTTGCCACGACAGCTGATCCAGCACGCAGCCGGAATACATCGCAAAGCGCGGCACCTCCGGCATGGCGACCTCAACGGCCATGCTGGGCAGGTTCCAGTTGCCCGACTGAAAGGTGTGGGTCTTCGGCGTGGTGCCAGCGGTCGTGGGCTGACCGAACGCAGCCTTCAGCCAGAACCCGAAGGCCTCGACATCGATCGGGACAACGACCTCGCCATCGACCGTGACCGCGTCCTTGATCGGGGCCAGGGGATCGCGGCCATAGCCCAGCAGTTCGGATTCCAGGAGCGGCTGTTCCGATCCCAGCGTAGCCCGGGCGAAAGGCATCAGCCTGAACCCACTGACCGGCGGGGTGCCGTAAACCGTCTCATACGCAAGCGCCATCTGCGCCCGCGCGCCTTGCGCACGTGCCATGGGGGTCTCCTATTATGGGGTGGGGTGTTGCCGGGATCAGGCCAGCGGGTCGGCGGTGGTGTAGTGCAGCACGACGGTCACGACCGCCGCCTTGAGGGATAATGCGCCCTCGACCGGCAGATCGACTGAGGTCGGGGCTTCTGCTTCGACCCAGTCGCAGAGCCCGCTGAGGGTCCGGTCGGCCGCCAGCGCCGTGCCGATCGCCGCGATCAGCGTGTCGAAAGCCGTGGCGCGGTCATTTGCACTCTGGACGATTACCTCCAACTCCGCCCGATGCTGGAAATGGTAGCGCAGCGGCGACAGCGTGACCTCAGGTTCGCCCGGCTGGCCATCGCGCAGGATGATCAGCCCGGCAAGCGGGATGCGCTCCGGCAGAACCTCGTCACGCAGAACCGTGGCGGCAAGCAGTTGCAGCCGCGCTTGCAGCGCGGCGAGGATGGTTTCGCGGGTGGTGGGCATTTTCTAATCCGATGCTAATGTCTTAGGAAGCGTAGCGAAGGCGCCAATCACAGACATTCGATTATGATGCACCACGCTTCGCTGTCGCGCAGACTCAAAATCACCATTCGCGCTTGCTGCAGAAATCCTTGTAAGGCACACCAGAATAGTGATGGGGCGTGACCACGGAACGAACAGAGGGTAAAAATTGGCCGACAGCAACGACACTAAGATCTGCACCAACTGCGTAGGGGAACCCTTTCTCCACGGCCTGATAGAGCAAAATGGCACAACTGATGCCTGCAGCTATTGTGGTGCAGCCGAAGAGGTGTGCATTTCCCTCGAGGAATTGGCTGACCACATCGAAGGTGCTTTCGAGCGTCATTATGAGCGAACTTCCGATCAACCAGACATGTATGAGTCAATGCTCCTTCGAGATAGGGAAAGCGATTATGACTGGGATCGGCACGGTGAGCCGGTGCTCTACGCGATTTCCGAAGCCGCTTCGATTGAAGAGGAGGTTGCACAAGATGTTCTTGATCTGCTCGAGGAACGTCACGCGGACCTCGAAATGGCCCAGATGGGTGAGGAGTGCGATTTCTCCAGTGAAAGCCACTATGAGTTAAAGAGCATCGAAGACCATGAGTTTGCCTTCGAGTTTAACGCCCTCGAACGCTCGCTTAAATCGGAGAGCCGGTTCTTCAGTCAGGGTGCTGTAACTTTTCTGGCTCGATTGTTCAGCAACATTGATGGACTTCAAACTGATGAAGGCCGATCAGTCACTGTCACAGCCGGACCTGAAGCTAACATTACCGGCTTCTTTCGGGCGCGCCTATTCCACAATGGCGATGAGTTGGACGCCGCGTTGGCGCGTCCAGATCTTCATGTTGGCCCCCCGCCAAGTCGGATGGCCCGCGCTGGACGGATGAATGCGCATGGTATCTCTGTTTTTTACGGGGCCACTGACCCGGGGGTTGCTCTTGCAGAGGTTCGACCGCCCGTAGGAAGTCGCGCAGTTGTTGCCCGCTTCGATCTGGTGCGCCAAGTCCGATTGTTGGATGTAGAGGCGTTGCATTCGGTTTATGTCGAAGGCAGCATCTTTGACCCCAATCATCTCGATCAGTTGGCTCTATCCAAATTCCTTGGCCGTCTTAGTGATAGAATCACTATGCCCGTAATGCCAGACGATGAGCCCACGGAATATTTAATCACGCAAATGATTTCTGACTATCTCGCGCAGCGACCGCTACCATGTCTCGATGGTATCCTATTTCCCTCAGTTCAGTGTCCAGGCAACCATCGGAATGTCGTATTGTTCCATCACGCATCGCGCGTTCTTCAACTGCAGTTTCCCGAAGGAACTGAGCTTTCCGCGAGCCAGTCCCATTCTACCGATGAAGGGCCAGAGCCCGACTATTCGGTCTTTGAGGAAGTGCCAGCGCCAAATGATGAACCTGCCGAAGTGCTAGGAGAGAAAAATAATGTCCCAAACTTTACATTTATCCTGGATACGCATTCACGCGGTTTTAACTTCGACGACGATTATCGCGAAGAAAGCCTTCGCGTGATCGAAAGTATGGTTTCAGTTCACCATGTGAGGAGCGTAACTTTCGGCACCGACACTTTTTCGGTGAACCGACATCGTTCCGTCAATCGGGAACCACCTTTTTGAAGCAAGACAAAGTAGCGGCCAATCGTTGACGTGCGATTTTGCGGCTCTATCGGGTTTGCATCGCGTTCATCAGTCAAGTTGTTCCTCCTTCCAATTCGCCACGATCAACCCCGGCAGCCGCGCTTCAGCTTCTCGCGCCGGACCTTCCAGACTTAAGCGCTTGGGCAGCTTCACCTGTGGCACGAGGAGAAAGATCGGCACGGTGGCCACCCCGTGCCCGGTCTTCGACTTGGACGCGACCGCCCGGCCCTTGGAATTCAGTCGGGTTTCCGCCACTAGAAGGCTGGGCTGACCGCGCCGATAGACGAAACGCAGGCGCTGACCGGTACGCTGTTCCCAGCCGCCTGGGGTGATCCGTTTGTTCCCGACGCCCTTCTTGCCTGCGGCTGCCGTCGGGAGCGCCAGCCAAAAGCCGTTCTTCGTCCGGATCAAGGTGCCGCGATCGAAGGCATCGACCACCTTGGAGGCGTTGGAATAGACCACCGCGGCTGCGCGGATCGATGCGCCGGTGGTCGGGTATAGCTTCTTGCGGATCGAATTCGCGAGACCTTGGCCCAGCGCCGCGCCGGTGATCTGGCCGCGCCAAGCTATTTGCAATCCGCTGGCCGCCTCGGAAACCCCGGCCGTCACTGCGCGTTCGGCCGCCTCCAACTCCTGCTTCATCATCGCCCGGATATCGCCCTGAATGTCGGTGATTAGTTTCACTGCGCCCGGGCCTCGGCCAGCCAGACCAGCCGGTCGGTGTCGCGGGTCGGGGTGCCTTGGACCTCGTGCAAGTGGTCTGCGATTTCCAATGTGTCGCCCGCGGACAGCACTGGCGCATCGGCGAGGCGGATGTTCAGCAGCATGGTGTCGACCACGAACCGCCCCTCGCCGAAACTAACGAACTGGTCTGGCATCACCCGGATCACCCTGATCGGCTGTGCCGGACCGGTGCCGCCGAGGCGCAGCAGCGCATCGACGGCAAGGTTCTGGTCCGCGAAGAGCGAATCCGTGGCCAGATCGAAGGCGGTCAATTGGCGCTGGCCGCTGTCAGGCGGACGCGACCGGTCGTCTCGCCTGCACCGGCGCCGACCGCCAGGACGGCAACGCCCACCAGCTTGTTTGTGGCCACCACGTTGGTCACCCGGGACGTGGCGACATCCCAATAGATGAGCTGGCCGACGGTCCAGGCTTGCGAGGCGGTCTTGGTCAGATCGTAAATGCCGTTCATGACAAGCACCAATGGGTCGCCGATCGCGGCCGCGTTCTCGGCGATGCCGAAGAGCGAGCCGATCAGCACCGGTTGTCCGGAGGTGGTGACCGCAGTGGCAGTCAGGGTGACGCGGTTGCCCACGCCGATGAAGTTTTTCATCAGAGGTCTCCTGAGATTTGGGGGTGGTGGGGAGGATCAGATGCCCGCGTTGCGGTAGAGGCCGCGCCAGTCGATGGCTTTGGAGGCGAAGTCGTGTCGAGCTTTGATTTCCATGCCGTCGACCTCGAAGCCCATGCGGGTTTCGGTGTAAACGCCGTTGCTGCCGTCGAGATAGGCGTATTCCACCGTGTCAATCCGGTTCGGATCGGCGGCGAGGAACCACGGATCGGCCCCGGCGGCCGGGATCAGGCGGGGTTCCTCGATCGGCTCAAGGCGTCCGGCGAAAGCGTTCACGCCCGCCACCGCATTAGGTGTGGTGGCGGTGACGTTCTTGCGCGCTTCGACCGACCGGCTGCCAGGAGGGGTGATCAGATAGCGCGGCTGGACCGAGATTTGCCGGGCCTCCAGTCCGCGCTGATTTCCAAAAAGCCGGTAGGCTTCCGCGAGGGTGGTCTCAGAAATCGCCCCGGCGGTGCCGAGATTGCCGTGGCCTGCGTTGAAGAGAGCCACGCCGTCGCCCATCAGCGGGTTGGAGGTCAGGATCGAATAGACCAGATCGGACTCGAGATCAGCCGCCGAGGCCCCGAAAGCCGAAGGAATACGGGTGAAAGCATCGAGATCGTCGTTGATCAGCGTCTGGCGGGTGATGCCAATGATCCGGCCATAGGTCAGCAGGGCATAGACTTCGCGGCCCTCGCCCATGGTCCCGTAGGTGAACTCGCCGCTTTCAGGCACGCGCAACAGGTCCGGGGCCCCGGCAAGCTGGGTGCGCTGGACAGGGCGGAAGTCGGTGATCGTCGCCTGCCGCGCCCAAGCGGTGAAGGTGCGGGGCGTGCTGTCATAGGCCGAGCGCAGGGTCTTATTGGCGACGTTTGCGAGGATGAACGGGAAATCGGCGCTGGAATGATAGCCGGGCCCAGCGCGTTTCTGCAGCGCTTCGGTCGCCAGTTCCATCCGCGACAGGCCTCGGGTGCTGATCCCGCGGCGTTCGAGCGCATGACGGGCCATATCGAGAAGATTGAGCCCACGGAATTCCCGCGCCGCATCGGTCAGCTTGTGCAGGCCGGGCGAATGGCGGTGCAGCAAGGCGTCCGTCACAGCATCGCGATAGGCGATTTCGATGGCGCCACTGTCTCGCGCCGCCGCCGGGACCGTTGCACCGGTGCGGGTGCCGACGGTATCAGCCTCGGCCAGCTTATCGAGCACAGCGCCGCGGGCGACATTGAGCGACACGCCACGGCCGATCAGATCAGCGGCAAAGGTGTTGTCGAGGCCGTGGCGCTGGCAGAGCGTCAGGATATCCGCCGCCGCGCGCTGCGCCTCGGCGCGGATCGCATCGGCGTTCGGCGGAGCCGCGGCGATCACCGGTGCCGGGGGCTGGACAGGATCGATGGCGCGCGTGACGGGTGCGGGCGCGGCAACGGCTGCAGGTTGGATATCGTCGGGCATTGGGGCCTCCAAGGTTGGGGTTGCATGGCGAGTGAGGGTGCAAGTGTTCATCGTGGCGCTGCGGATGGTGTCAGACCGGACCCGTGCGCCGGGATCGGCGCCGATCGCCACGGCGGAGATTTCAAGCGGTTCCCAATCAACGGCGCGCCAGAGTTCAGGGGCGCCGTCGCGTTTAGTGATGTCATAGCGATGGACGCGGTAGCCGACCGAGACGTTGCGGATGATGCCGCCTGCGATGTCGCGGAAGATCGGCTCGACGTCGGCCCGCTCGCTGAAGCGGATCGTGGCGGTGCCCTGGCCGTTGGCGATCCGGGCTGATCCGTCGACGACCACACCGAGGACCGAGTCCAGCGACCAGGCATCATGGGAATTCAGGAACGGCGCGCCGCCATTCAGGCGGTCCAGCCGGACTGCTGATCCGTCCAGCGACAGTTCCTCGTCGACCGCCTCGTCCCAGAACCGGGCTCGCCGGACAGTGGCGCCGGTGGTCCAGATGATTTCAACCGTTCGGGCGGCCTCGTCGACGGAACCCGCGCGCACGGACGCCATCCGCCCCTGCAGGGGCAGATCGATGATGTCTTTCGGCATGATTTGCTCCGTTCAGGCTTGGCTGGGATCTGGCAGCGGTTTGGACGTCTCGCCGTCCAGCGATCCGGGGTCTTGGCTTTGCACCTGCCCGCCGCGGCTGACCTTTCGCGGATCGCTGTCGAAAATCAGGTTCATGGTATCGGCGAGGAGCGCAAACTCCTGCCATTCTTCCAGCACCTTGCGCGGATCGTAGCCGCGCTTGGCGATCTGCTGGGCGATGGTCGAAAACCCGGCGCGGGTCTCCAACAGGTCGGTGGTTGCATCCTGCAACGGATTGACGCTATCGAACTTCGGCGGCGCCCATTCGACCGGCACATCGGCGGTTGGGATCAACCCGGCTGCAAAGGCTGCCTCGCAGAACCAAGCCCAAATTGGCTGACAGAACATTGGGATGATCATCTGCCATTGCATGGCCTCCACCATCCGGCGGAATTCGTTCAGGCCGACGCGACTGGACGAAAAGTTCACCTGTGACAGATCGCCCGTCATCAACTCATACGGCACCCGCCAGCCTGCGGCGATGATGTGCAATTGCACCCGGTGCCATTCATAGACGCCTGCAGTGGAGGCGGGCTGGTTGAACTTGATGTCCTTGCCGCCCCGCGCATAGGCAATCAGCCCCGGTTCAAACTGCTCGATCCGGTTCCCATCAGCATCCTGCACCACCGGGGCGATCGATTGCTGGGTTTCGTCATCGCCAAAGACGATGCCGACGAGGCAGGCTTCGGTCTTCTTGCGCACCAACTCGGCCCGCTGCCAGTCGTCGACATCGCGGAGCGCCGCCATCGCCGGGGTGCCCCAGGGCACGCCGCGCGATTGCACCCGCTGGCGTTCGAACAAATGCGCCACCCGATCGGCCGGGATACGGACAGACTCAAACCGACGCGAAAACACCGGGGCCGCATCGCCCGGGTGATCGGGATACATCCAGTAGGCGGTGCGCCGACCGGCGCTGTCATGCTCGATGCCGTACCTAATCCGTGCCCCACCGGCGCGATCCTCGAATTTCGCCGCATCAAGGTGGTCGGCCTCCTTCAGTTCAATCTGCAGCGGAACCATCAGACCCGCCGAGCGTGGGCGGCGCACACGCAGGGCAAACACATCACCGCCCTCGATGGTTTCGCGCATCGCCAGCGACAACAGCCCGTGAAAATCCGTGTGGCCATCGGCGTCACACTGATCCGCCCAGCGCGCCCAGAGATCATCGACCAGCTTGTTTAGCGCCTTGTCGGCGCCTGCCGCCCGCGGCCGGATGCCGGTGCCGACAAGACTGTTGACCAGCACGGCCACGGCCTTCGCTGCGAGGGGATTGTTGCGCACGAGATCCCGCATCCGATCGCGCAGCAGCGGCGCGGCGAGACCGATCTCCGCATCGGCCGCTTTGCCGCTAGTGGTCCAGCCGTCGGTGCCGCGACCTTTGGTCGAGCCATCATAGGCCCGGCGCAGATTGCCCAGCGCGATCCGGGCAGCATAGCGCTGCGAGGCGGCCTGCGGCGATATCAGCGCCACTGCTCGATCGATCAGGCCCCAGCGGATTGTGGGTGGGGTCTTGGTCACCGCGCACCCCGGCGGAAACCAGCGAAGCCTGCAACGGGGAGGGGGCTGCCGGTGATCTGCGCCATTTCGGATTCGATGATGCGAACGCGGGACAGCAAATCGGCGGCATTGCCGTATTCCACTGTCCGGCCATCCGAGGTCACGCGCAGCGTGCCAGCAGCATAAGCCCGTTTGAGCGCATCCAGTTCAGCTTGCGTCCATGCCATCTCAGAACCATTTCTTTCTCGGGCCCATCCAGGGGGCGGGTCGTTTTGCGGTTGTCGGTGGTGCGGGCCGGTTTGGCTGTCCCGCTGGCAAGGCGTCGGTTTGTCCCGTCGCCATTTGCGCTTCCAGCTGCTCCCAGCGCAGGTTGTCCCAGCGATCGATCCCCATCAGCCAGGCGGCGGCGCGGGCATAGACCCTGCAGTCGAGCGCCTCGTTGCGTTCGCGCGTTTGCTGCCATTCCAGCCGCTGAAAACCTTGCCGGGTCTTGATCGTCATCAGCTGCTCGGCGGTCAGCTGCTTCATCCATTCCGCCGTTGTGCCTTTCGGGATGTGCACAAACCCGTGCGGCCATTCCCCACCCTCGGCCAGTTCTTCGTCAGTCGGGGCGACAAGGCGCAGGAAACGATAGGTCTCTGACTTGAACACCGCACCGGCCACTTTCCAAAGCTGTACCCCACGCCGGAGCTTGCGCCCGGCCTCGGTCACTTCGACATAAGTCGGCCCGTCGACCGGCGTGGTGCGGTCAAATCCAGCGACACCCTTGATCGCGATCACCTGTCCGCGCCCGGCTGCCCGTACCCAGGAATAGACCGCATCGGTGGTGACACCGTCGCCCGAGTCGATTGCCATCCGCGCTAATGCCATCCGGCATCCTGACGCGTGCTCCCATGTTTGCCCCAGAAGCTCCGAAAGCTGCGCCCAGACTTCCGGCCTCGCGGTATCACCTTCCAAAACCACATGATCGACCAGCCAGGAGCGCAGATTACGACCCCAACCCCAGACATCGACCTCGATCCGGTCGCGCTGCACATCGGCCCCGGCGGTCAAAAGCAACACGCCCTCTGGCGCCATCCCAAGCTGCCAATCTGCCCGCCGCTCATAAAGCCGCTGCCAGTCCGGTGCCTCGCCGCGTTCCTGCCATGTCTCGCCAAGGACGGTGTTTTTAAGCGTCTTCAGCGCCGCATCATTCCCCAGCGCTCCTTCCCATCCGCGGGCGATCTCTTCCCAGGACAACCACCCGAGCGGCGAATAGAGACCGGAAATGTGATAGCCGACCACGCCCGCGGCTTTCGCTGCCGCCTGCACCTCGGGCGCAGCGGTAGCTTGCCAGCCCGCGCCATTCTCTTCCGCCATCATCCATGTCTTGTGCCGCTCAGCGATCGGCGCATCGCAATGCTCACAGAGATACTGCACCGTCTCGGCTTTGCCCGGTTCCCAGCGCAGCCGTTCGAATTGCAGCCATTGCAGCCCGCCGCAATGTGGACAGGGCACGTGATAGCGCTGCTGGTCAGACAATTCCCACTCCCGCTCAATCCGGCTCAAGCCTTTCAGCGTTGGCGTCGATGCCAGAAACACCTTGCTGCGATGCCCGAAGCTGATGGTCCGAGCCTCGGCCAAAGCGATCGGATCACCCTCGCCATCGACATCGCCCGGGTATGCATCGACCTCGTCGAGAAACACCCAGCGTGCGGGCATCGAGCGCAGGCCCACGGCAGAGTTCGCGCCGGTCAGGATCAACTGGCCACCCGGAAACCGCTTGCCCAGAATGGTGTTCCCGGCATCCCGCGACCGTGAGGGCAGCACCAACGCCCGCAAATCCGGGCTTTCCTCAATCAGCGGATCGATCCGCTGCTGTGACAAACGTTTCGCCAGATCAACGGTCGGCTGCACGGCCAGAAATGGCCCAGGCGCCCGGTGCATGCAAAAGCCGATCCAGTTGTTGCCCGCCTCGGTCGCCCCAACCTGTGCCGCTTTCATGAACACCACCCGCTGCGCTGGATGGCGCGGCGACAGCGCATCCATCACCGCCTTCATGTAAGGCGTCCGCGCGGTCCGATAGGGCCCGGCTTCCGAAGCAGCGCGAGACGACAAAACCCGGTGCCGGTCGGCCCATTGCGAGACGGTCAGCGACGGATCAGGCGCCAGACCGGCCATCCATGCGCGTCGGACCTCTTCAGCCCCATCGAAGCTTTCAGCGGAGCTCAATTTTCACCTCCGCCATCTCGGTCAGGTGCTGGCGCAGATAGATGTCCAGAACCTGCTCCATCCGATGGGCATCGACGCCCAGTTCCGCCGCCATGTTGGCCGCCACCCGCGGCGGCCAGTTCAGCCAGGCATCCCGCTCCCGCCGTGCCAGATCGAAGACCATCGCCGTGGCCCGGGCCCGGTCGATCACCTCGGCCTTCATCTTTTCCAGCCGGACCTTGGCTGTCTGGGCCTTCAAAACCTCGTTGGCCATCCGGGCACGCAGGAACGATACCTCGCCGCCGCTGGCCTCAGTTCCGCCCGGATCGGTGCCCGCATCGCGCAACGTATCGGCCACGGCCTTGATCGCCGACTGCGGCACCGGCTTGGTCGCGGCCGCCCGCGCCGTGCCCGCGGCCGTTTCCGCGCCCATCTGGCGCGCGTGCAGGCCGCGCTGTTTCGCTGGATCGGTCTGTGCGCCCCATTCGGCATCGGCGCGATCGGGGTCAATCGTGCCGTCCGGCAGGGTCGTGATCCGCCCGGTGGCAATGGCTTTGCGCACCGCCGCCTCGGAGACGCCGCGCTGCGCCGCATAGCTTCTCCGGGACACTCCCATTCTGATCGAAACCTCATTTATTCAGTGACTTAGGAGTTGCTCTCTTTGGGTCTCGTGCGCTGTCTGCAGCCATCTCAACGCAACGGAGGCCGCCATGAAACCCCTGACAACCCACGAAGAATTCTGCCTCAAGAACGCCGCCCACTTTGTCGCCGCCCGCGGCCGCACGCCCGCTACCCGGACCCGCGAGCAATTCGCGACGCTGCCCGAGGCGCAGGCCTTTGGAGCCGCGATCGGCGACGGCCGGACGATGATCTACGCCGTCACAGACCTTGGGCATTCCGCCCACATCACCAACGCCTGAAGGAACCTGATATGAAAACCAAACCCCTCACCGCCGCGCAGATCGACACGCTCGCCCAGCGCCTTTCGGAACCGCCGATCGCGCCCACCGCAAGCGCCAAGAAGGCGGGGGATAACCTCGCTCGCTTACTAGCGGCGCAGATCGGCAACGACCGCGCGGCACTTGCCTTCACCTCGATCCTGACCGCGGCCACTTTCGAGCAGGCGGAGGCCCGGCTGACCTTGGTTCTGGACTACGGCAACACTGGACCGGTGGCCGATGCCGTCCCGGGGCAAGAGCAAAAGGCCGCAGGCGCCCCGGTAACCGGCAAGCGAAAGGCCATCCTCGAACAGGCCCAAAGCGGGGTGCTGCCGCAGGCACCGGATTTCTCCAAACCGACCCACGCTCGGTTCCGCGCCAAGCTTGCGCAAATCGTTGCATTGGCCGAGGCGGGCGACATCGCCGCATTGCGGGCGTTCGAGATCAACCCGGTCTCATCCAGCCCGAAGGCTTTGGCGCGCTACCGTGACAACGCGGTGCTAGCAATTGGAGCCCGGGAGGACCGAGCCATCCATGACCGTTTACCTTGATTCGTGAGTCCGTCTGTGGTTGCATAATTTCAATTACTTAAGGTTTGGAGAATCAATTTAAGCAAGAAGGATTACCAGAATGCCTTTCAAATTGGCGCGTGGTGGGAACAACATTCCGGCGGAGGTGCAGCGGTGGCAATATTTCCTCCTAAGGCGAGGTATTCCTCAGGTCGGACGAGTCGACGCGGATTTTGGCCAGAAGACTGAGGACGCAACGCGCATCTTCCAGCTTCAGCAAAACCTCTCAACGTCCGGTAAGCTCGATGCTACCACGATTGAGACCGCAAAGGCTTTTGGCTACACAGTTCTCCCCGACGACTACTACCAGCAGCGGAATGGCGCCAACTGGCCGCCTCGGCCAGACGGCCTGTCTTCCCCAAATAACGCATGGCGGAACAGCAACCTTGGGTGCTTTGATTACATTCAAAAGGCCAGCAAGTTTCGCGATCGTATCGAACGCATCGTCATCAAGGGCGATTGCGCGGGAACCACCAATGACTGGACGCAAGCCCAAATCAATGACCTGCGTTCCAGCGCGTTCAGTCACGCCGATGGCTACAATGGATACTTCCGCGTTCACGGCAAGGCCAAGGATGCTCTCGAAGAACTTCTGAACCAGTGGAAGGCGGCCGATTTACTGCATCTTGTGATCAGCTTCGCAGGTGCCTTCGACCCACGTTACATCTTTGGCTACAATCCGGGGAACTCGCCCCAGCCGAAGCGAAAAAGCACCGATCCGGACCATGGAGGTAAGCTGAGCAATCACGCCTTCGGAAGTGCCTTCGACATTAATGCGACTTGGAACTGGATCGGCAACGAACCTGCAAGATGCGGAAGCAAGGGCTCAGTCCGCGAATTAGTCGAGGCAGCAAACCGTGCTGGCTTCTATTGGGGAGGGCATTTTGGCGGAGGCAGGATAGACGGGATGCACTTTGAGTTGGCAGCTTTAAGGAGTAAGTGAAATGAAACATTTTCTTTCAATTATTCTGGTTACTTTGGTAGCTGGAGCCGCTAACGCTCAGGATGAGCAAAGTTACAACGTCTGCGAGCGCTTCCCTGAGTTCTGCATCCCGGGCGATCAGGTAACTAGACCACTTGCTCGACGTCAGATCGAGTTCAACGTGTGCGAAGTCTGGCCGGAGTCTTGTGATGTCAAAGGGAATGACGGGCTGTCAAAAGAACCTAGAACACTTGATTTCTGTCAACTCTACCCTGACTCATGCGTAATACAGGATCGTGAAGGGCTGAAGGCATACTTCGATCAGATGATCCAAGGAGGTTTCTAGAATGCTAGATGCGCAAAGCCTTGGAAGGATAGCTGACAACCTTGCCTCAGGGCTGTCATCTGGTGCACAACGTTTCATTCTCTTGTTCATTATCATTTTGGCTGGTGCTCTATCGTACTTAGCAACAGGTGATTTGATTGTGACTCTGCTTTTTATAGCTTTAGGCCCAATTTTGTTGTTGTTCGGCTTGCTTGCGCCAGAGAATCGCCCGGAAGGCTGGGAGGCGATTTGGACGTTCATTCTTATGCTTGGTTATCTCCTTGTAACGCTCGTCCTTATCGCTGTGGCGGTCTACATTTCGACTTCTAGGGACAAGGACATTTCGACGAGCCTCAACGAAATTTGGCACAATAAGTTCGAAGAGGCAGTCCACCACTTCGATCAGCAAGTTGAGGAGGTTGTGGCTCAGATGGGTAATCAAGTCGACCCGAATGCATTGTTTGGAGCGATTTCTAATCGAGTTAAGTCATGCGAGGATGACCCTAATTGCATTGGCTATAAGGAACACATCGTACGTGTTGCGCGTTTCCTAGATGATTGGGAGGTTTGCAGGGAAACAAGATGTAGAAACTCAACCGTAATAGAATATTTTGACGACCGGATTTTTGAGTTCTGGGGGACATATCGATGCGAGGTCAAGAGTCTTCGAGATCAACAAGGATTTGGGATAAGCCTTGGGGTTCGAATTGAAGATCGTTATGAGAGCTTGCCACGAGTAAGAGACCTTCTTGTTGCTGCAGGGAACCTTGGGGGGATCGAGAATAGCTTGAGATATTGTGCGGCCAATAGCGCGTAGCCAATTCACCTTTTGTTGCCTTCATTTATGGAGATGGCGCCACGTTCCAGAAAAGTATTCGCCCCGGCCCGCGCATCGCCACGCACAACTCCCAAGCCTTCGCATCATAGTGCGGGTCCGCCGGAAAGGGTGCGCCGATAAGCGCCACCTGTCCAAAGGCCCGCGGATAGACGTGAATACGGGCTCCAGCGACGTCCCTAGCCGTCAGTTCCCGCCCGATCTGCACCACATGCCGCTGGGCTTTTGGCCATGCCAACGCCATGCCCCGCGCTAGAACGCCCGATCCCGCCGCGCACCACACCTCGTCTGGTTCAAGCCCGGTCGCCAGTGCGGCTGCGGCGATTGTCTCGACACCGCCTGGAACATCCGCACCGAACGGGATCAGCGATGCCCCGCTGTCCCGGCAATATTGGCGCGCCCGGCTTTGGACGACGGTGAGATATCCCGGCGAGACCGGCACTACCTTGGCGCCCAGTCTTGCCGCTTCCAGCGTCCGGGCGTGCGGTTTCGCGCGCTGAGCGACAAAGATCGTGGCCTTCTTGCCCAGCGCCCGGGCGACGTGTGCGAGGGCGGTTTGCGCGCCGCCCTCAGGTGGGCTGGCATAGACGGCTTCCTGCACGCGGTCGAACACGCGGCCGATGAACCGTGCTTTGGTGCCGCCCGGGTGCAGATCGTCGCGGACCACCCAGATCCCCGCATGGGTTTGCACGATCGGGGCGGTCATTCTTGGGGAGCCTCTTCGCTGGTGTCGTCGGCCTCGTCAATTTCGCCGAATTCCACCTGTCCGATCGCCTCGGTGGCGCGCTTGGGGTCGCCCTTGCAGAACACCAGCACATTCTGATGTGTCCGGCCCAATTTGCGGGAGGCTTCGAACTGCCGTCCGGCGCGGACCGGGAGCGATCCCACTGCGGTGACGAGGATCGCATCGTTGTAGAAACGGGCACCGGCAGCCTCAAAGGCCTCGATTGTTTTGCCCGGCAGGTTCACGAAAAACCCGCCAGCATCCCGAACATCACCAATTACCCAGACGGCGAAACGATCGTCGCGCAGGCGTGAGACGGTCCCTGTGATGATCCGGGCATAGGCTTCGAAGAACGCCTCCTTGCCCAGCGTTGAGAGGTCGGCCGGATCGTCGGAATAGACCTCAAGGTTCCAATAGGGTGGGCAGCTGAAGATCAGATCGGCGTCGACGCACTTGGCGAGCGTGGCGATGTCGCGGCTGTCGCCGGTGATCCACTGCGGGGCAGGGCCAGCGCCCAGCGCCGCCTGTGCCTGATTGGCGGCGACCTGTTCGGCGCGCAGTTCGATCCCGACGTAGTCCCGGCCCAGCTGCGAAGCGACGATGCCGCGGACTGATCCACCTGCGAAAGGATCGAGGACCGTGCCGCCCTGTGGGCAAAACCAGCGGTAGGCGATTTCGCAAAGGACTGGGTCGAAGATTGAAGTGCCCGAGGCTGCGGGGGTGTCGGAGGCTTGGTAGTGATCGGAAAGAAAGGCTTCGGTGGTCAATTCATGGCCCAGTTCAGCCTCCTTGGCGCGTTTTTTAGCATAGAAGCTGGGATCGCCGGAGGTGTGCGACGGCATAAGCACGCCGCCATTGGTCTTTTCGCCGCCGACCACATGCTCGCCGCGCATCAGGTCTTGGCCGAAGGTGCGGGCGGGGGATTTAGCCATGTGCGGCCTCCTTTTTCTGGCGGCGGGCGGTGGCGGCTTTGGCGACCTGATCGGCCAGACCACCACCGCCTAGGACCGCGCCATCGTTGAACGCCTTGGCCGCGCCGGGTTTGTAATCCTTTCGCGATCCGTTGCCTGGCATCGGACTGCCGCCCGGGCAGGCGCGATCGCCTTCGCCGCGGCCGAGTTCGGAGCGAATGTTCATTTCCAGCCAAGCGCGTTTGCGATCCTGCCACCAGCCCTTGCGGGCATCGAGGATTGAGAACGGCGGGATGCCGAAGCGCGCGGCGAGGCTGCCGGATGACGAGGCGGCGGGTTGGCTTTCGCTTTCGCCTGCCTCGCCGACTTGCTCGCCGCCGCCTAGCGCGCCCACATCGCCAAATTCAAACCCCGCCAGCAATTCTTCCAGTTCAGCCTCGTCGAAGCCGATCATGTCCAGATCGAAATTTTCGTCGCGCAGCGCCGCCAGTTCCGAGGCCAGCATCGCGTTGTCCCACCCCGCATTTTCGGCAATCCGGTTGTCGGCAAGAATCAGGGCCCGGCGCTGGGCCTCCGAAAGATGGTCCAGGACGATCACCGGCACCTGCGCCAGGCCAAGGCTTTGCGCCGCCATCAGCCGTCCGTGCCCGGCAATGATCACATCGTCCTCGCCGATCAGGATCGGGTTGGTGAAACCGAACTCGGCGATCGAGGCTGCGATCTGGGCCACCTGATCGGCGGAATGGGTGCGGGCATTGCGGATGTAGGGCACCAGCCGCGAGGTTTGCATCATGTCGATCTGCAAAAGGTGGTCTCCTGAAAAAGGAACGGCCCGGTGATCAACACCGGGCCAGTTGAGGCAGGGCAGGGAGGTATAAACGGCGATCGGTGGGTGCGTGCGTACCTGCGAACCCAAGAGTGCGCACCCAAGGCGCGAACCCAGAAAAAATGTTTGACGCTAGAGACTTATTGCGCCTCTGCCCCCCGCATACACATCAGACCCGGGTGGAACCGGGGCCCGGGGCCCGGGGGGCTGCGAAGGGCGAGGCGCGCCGGTCGGGGAACAGCGTCCAAAGCGGCTGGGGAGCCAAGCGATCTGTCGCCCATGTGGTCCCTCATCCTATCGCTTTTATGCCTCAAAACCCGGAGATGTGTCGCGCCCGAATTTCAACGCGTTTTGCCCATCCTCCTGCGTGTTGGCGGCGGTTTCACCCGGGATTGTGCCGGTCGTTGCGGCGGGCATTTTGGGCGCCTTGACCTTGCGCTTTGATTTCGCTGCGGAATTCAGCTTCTTCGCAATCGTCAAAAGTGCTGCCGCCCAGCGGCGCCAGGCGGTCGATCGCACACATCCTGCGCGAATGCAGACCTGCCGCCAGCGCGCGCCCTCGGCCCGCAGCCAGACGATCCGGGCATCCTCGGGATCGACCAATAACAGCCAGTCGAGGCATTCCTCCATCCGGGTGATGGCCGCCGCACTCGGGATCACCCGCATCGGGGCCTCGGGCGTGTAGCCATAGGCGTGCTTGGCCTCCTGCACGATCGGCGGCCAGGACGAACGATAGCCACGGGGGCGGTCCTTCTCAGGCAGGCGGCGCAGCACATAGGCGGCCTCCTCGAAGCGATCCTCGATGTCGCGGGGTGTCAGGGTCATGGTGGTCCTCCCTCAGGGGTTCAGTAAATCTGCTTGGCCCGCAACGCGGCAACGGTCACGAGCCCGGCCGCCAGCAGGGCGTCGCGCATCACGTTCGACACAGCGCTCGTTGGGACGTAGCGGTCGGAATTGATCCAGTCGGCTGTGAATGCGAGGATTTCTGCGCGGCTCGCTTTGGCCACAGGCTTCGCTTCCCCAGCACTTTTCGCCTTTGCCGCCAGCGCCAACTGTCGGGCATGACGCGCGGCGATCGCCGGGGTGAAATACTCCCACGTCCGAATTGGATCGGTCCGCTCGCGCTTCGTCCGCTCGGTCAGGGTGGGCAGGATATCGGCGTTCAGATCAAAGCCCTTCGCCTGCCAATCCGCAATCACCTGCCGGGTGGCGGTGATCGCCGTTCTCGATGCCGGGCTCAGGCCCTCGCCGCACGCGGCAAGGCAAGCCGCTTCAGCATCGCCAACGATGTCGGCCTCACGCGCGGTAGTAGTTACAGGTTCTCTTACAAGGTTAGTGTCCAGATTCTGGACATGGCTTTTGCCAAAATCTGGACATGGCTTTTGTGGTTTTCCATGTCCAGATTCTGGACACGGCTCGCGCTCAAAATCGGCCTCAAACCCGAGGATGTAGCGGGTCGATTTGCGCCGGTGCGTGCCCTCGGAATGGCGCCGATGCCTTCGGATCAGCCCCGCCGCTTCCAGCTTTTCGAGATGGGTGTTCAGCGACGAGCGCGAGATTTCGACATCGGCCGCCAACTGGTCCTGCGACGGAAAGCACCCGAAATCCGGGTTATGCCGATCGCAAAGATGCCAGAGCACCAGCTTGGTCGCTGGCATCAGCCCGCGCTGCTGGATTGCCCAGTTGGTGGCCTTGTGGCTCATAGCGCCGCCGTCACGGTGAGGCGTTTGACGATGGCTTGCATCAGGGCGATGCGCTTGTCGGCCTCCGCCTGGCGCATTTTTCCGGCCCTGACGCGGGACCAGTAGAACTGCCTGCGCAGGTCCAGTTCGCGCTGGGCCTCCGTGATCAGGTCTGTGACCGAAAATGATCCGTTGGGGGTGATTTGTGCCATGATCGCTGCCTCAGCGCCGACCGGCAACAGCCCGGTTTGCACCGGTCTTGCGGGCCTCCTGATCGCGCAGCCAGTCGCGCACGGCCTCCATCCGGTAAAGCACCTTGCGACCCACCCGAACGCAGGGCGGCCCCATGCGGCGGGTCTCCCAACGCTGCAAGGTGTCCACCGAAAGCGCCAATTCCCGAGCAAGCTCTGCCCGGTTGAGCCAGCCGACCAGAAGGCCGGTGTCGTCCGCGGCAGTGCCGTCCAAGCCAATGTTTTGCATGTCTTTCCTCCGCTTATGGCACCCGTGGATCGGGTCGCCAGGATCACTGAGGGAAGACAATCACGCGCGTGGGACCGGCAAAGAGGCAGAAACCGGCAGAAACAAACCGGCAATTCTGCCGGTCGATTTATCCACCGTTATCGGAAGCGCGGCCTCGGATTTCGATATGAACAAACAACGAACTCTGACAACTTGAGCGGGAGCAGTTAACAAACAGATTCGCAAAATGTTCGCCCCGCCGGAAAGGTCGGGGGCCGTCGTCGTGGTGCGCGATGTCGGCGGCATATCTGCGACAGAATGGGGTGGTTCATGGCGTTTCCGGCAAAGGTTTTCTATTCGGTTTTGGAAGTTTCGGTGCGTTGGGGATGCTCCCAGACGGAGGTCGTGAACTATGCGATCTCAGACGAGATCGATCTGGTCGCAGGCTTTGCGAGGGTGAGACTGGACGGCGAATGCGCCGCGGGCCTTTTGAGCGTGTCTGGCAGCGAGGTGCGGCCGTTGTTCCGCCCTTTCGGCAAGGGCGCCAAGAAAATCTACGTGACGCAGGCGCGACGCACGGGCGAGGAGCATTGGCGCGAGATCACCGAGCCGGTTGGCGGCGTGCGCCTGGCCGCAGCGGACGTCATGATCACCGCCCGTGAAATCGATCGGTTCGAGGAGGCCCACTGCATCGGCCGCACCCGCAACGTCGGCCCCGGAGCGCCAACGAAATACGACTGGGACGGGTTCTATGTCGCACTGATGAAACGGGTCTACACCGGAGGCTTCCCAGTGCGGCAACGCGATCTGGTCATCGAAATGCAGGAATGGTTCATCGCCAATTCCGCCGAAGGCGAAGCGCCGGACGAAAGCACGATCCGCCGCCGGATTCAGTCGGTCTGGAAGGAGTTGAACCCCGCCTGACGCCGCCCGTCCGGTATAATTGCCGGTTTGTTTATGCCGGTTTGCGCCTCTTCGCCGGGCCCTCGCGAAGAGCAGGTTGCTCTTTGCCGCACCTCATCCCTGAGTCGGCACGAAAAGGGGAGCCTGCATGGGAACGCATCTGACGGAACGAGTTGTGAAAGCCGCCGAAATTGGCCGCCGGAAATATGTGGTATTCGACGAGGATTGCCCGGGCTTTGGCTTGTGCGTCTTTGAATCCGGCCGCAAAGGGTTTGTGTTGATCTACCGCGCGGCTGGGCGGCAGCGCCGTTTCACAATTGGCACGTGGCCAAGCTGGTCTGTCACCGCGGCCCGCGACGAAGCCAAGCGCCTGAAACGCGATATCGATCGGGGCGAAGATCCGATGGATGTGCGGACATCTGCGCGGCACGCCCCGACCGTGGAAGAATTAGTCGAGCGGTACATCGACGAACATCTGCCTAAGCTTGCTGCATCCAGCAGTAAGGATCAGGCCAGCATGCTCAAGACATTGGTCTTGCCCGACTGGCGGACGCGTAAGGTGACCGACATCGCGCCGAACGATGTTGATAGGCTACTGACGAAGATCGCAGCGGGGCGGCCACGGGTCTGGAAGAAATCCGTTAAGCCCACCAAGGCGCCACGGGCATTCAAATCAAAGTGGACTAAACCCAATCCCCCGCCAAAGGTTTTCAAGCCGACGCCGGTGCGAGCCAACCGTGTAGGCGAGGTCCTGCGTAAGATGTTCAGCTTGGCTGTCACGTGGAAAATGCGCACCGACAATCCGGCGACCAGCTTTCGCAAGCGCCCGGAAACCGCCCGTGAGCGGTTTCTGTCCTTCGACGAGATCCAGCGGCTCGCCGACGCCCTATGTGCCGATCCAGATCAGCGCGCCGCCGGGATCATCCGCCTGTGCATGCTGACCGGCGCCCGCTGCGGCGAGGCCCGCACCGCCACCTTCGACCAGTTCAATCTTGATCTGGCTATCTGGACCAAACAGGCCGCCTACACCAAACAGCGCCGCGTCCACCGCGTGCCGATCTCGCACGAGGCCGTTGCCCTGATCCGGCTGCGTAGCGATGCCGTGCCCAAAGGCTGCCGCTTCCTTTTCCCCGGCGATGTGCCGGGCCAGCCGGTTGTCGACCTCAAGCGGTTTTGGGAGCGGATGCGCGCGAAGGCCGATATCCCCGATGTGCGCATCCATGATTTGCGCCACACCTTCGCCTCGCTGCTGGTTTCCGGCGGCGCATCGCTTGAAATGATCGGTCGGCTGCTCGGCCACACCCAGATCGGCACAACCCAACGTTACGCCCACCTGATCGACTCGCCCCTGCGGGCAGGGGTGAACGCCGTGGGGGAGATGCTTAAGCCCCGGTTGAAGGTAGTAGGGGGTAATTGAGTCCGTGCTAACCTGATCCTGTGCTTGGTGTCGTGAAGGGCGGAGGGCCTTTCAGTGCGGTGAGGATCGGCGCGCCGCCACACAATTACCGTCGCCCTGCCTCTTTCTCAACAGCGGAGCGACGGCCGCCGCCTACGACTGCGCCGGGGTCTATCTAGAAACCGATTGCTACCGGATAGTGCTGCCGCTGCACCCAGCAACAATTTGGCGCGCGCGCGGCAAGATTTCACTGGTAGGAAGTCTGGCCAACGGCAAATATGCTAATGATGCTATCGACAAATCTGGGGGCATACAGAACGGAATCGGGGAAAGTGGGTACTGTCGCTTATATCGAGGACGACGAGGGAAATGTTCGCGGCCACGGGTTTTATGCCCAGGGCGGCGTTCTCGTGACCTGCGCCCATGTGGTAGGTAACGCAAGCTCGGAAACTCTGCCAGCCTCGGAGTTCCTAGTAGTTTTCGCCAATGGTGTCTTGGCTCGGGGAACTGTTCGCACAGGCGGGTGGTTTCCGGTTCCTCCGCATGAGCATCGAGCCCACGTGAACAAGTTGGTTGATGTCGCATTCCTCGATCTAGAGTTTCGCCCCGACGAAGCGATGTCGGAGGGGCCGCTGAAGTTGCGGCGCATACCGATCAAGGATCCGGATCTCGCAATGACGACTTACGTGCGGGGAAACGGAGCTAAGTCATATGGCGCTGACTCTCGTGAAGGACAGCCAACATTTGGTGGTTGGGAAGCCAATAGTCTTTGCCTTGAATCGCCAATGCAAAAGGGCAAGGCTTCATTCATCCTCAAGGAAGCGGATAACCTCGCGCCGGAGACACGTCTTGGTTGGTCGGGCGCGCCGATCATGATGCGGCAGTCCGATGGTGAAGACTTGATCGTCGGTATGTGGCGTGGCGGAGGGGTGGCAAAACCCTATCAAGGGCTTGCGATCTGCGCCGAGCGGATCAATGAAGAACTGAACCGAGTGATCGGGGCCGGGCCGATGCCCAGGCTTGTGGGGCAGTGGTCGCCCTATCCATTCGATGATGAAGTCCGCGGTCGGTCGCCCAGCCCAGTGGAGCACATCGCGCCAGTCACAGGGCAGGTGCAGTTGATCGGGCCTGGGGACGACAGAACGGCGACGCATGTCAGAACCACAACGGGGTTTGCTCCGGTCTGCGGCCTAAGCACTGCCGCCGGGTCAGTGATATTCGGCATCGCCAGTGCTCGAATGACCATTCAGGTGTTCGGGATGAAGATCAGCAGCCATGCTGGCGATGTAGACATGCCGGGGAGCAGGGCAATCGCCGAACACGAAACCAATTCAGGCACCGAGTCGACCTGGTACATCAAACCCCGAAAGAAGGGCGACGCACTGCGGGGAAATGCCCTTGCTCCGTCACCCGGCGCAGGCTCGGCTTGGACGGAGTTCGCCGAACTTGAGCCGCAAGCGGAGCGAGGAAACAGTTTCCCCGAGGTGGTGGCGACGTTGCAGCCGGATTTCCAGGTGATCGCCTTGCGCGATAAAAACGGCCGCGAGGTCGAAGACGACGACCTCAACCGATTCAAGCTTCAGCTGAGCCAGAAGCTGATGGAAAGGCACAAGGTTCAGGATGGTTGTTTTCCGATGATAGAGAGCAGTGTAGAGCGTCAACCACCTTGTCCGCGGGCGACAACCAATTTGGCCGGTTTTGAGGCCG